TCATTACAAGACCATATCCCATTTGCGGAATAGCACGAATGGCTTCATCAAACTCTTTACTCGCCATCGCCCAACCTTGACCATATGGAATTTCAGAAATTGTGCTTACTCCATTTTGAGAGCAAACATACTTTTCACATAAATCATAAGCAATATCTCAATTTGTTATCTTATAGGCTTTTTATCCTATAATTCTTACACTTCTTATTTTGCGTAAGTTCAGCATATCTTTTCTTCCTCTTGGGAAGTGCGGACTCGTGGAGAAATTATATTCTGATAAACAGGTTCATTCTCTATGCGTTGCGCGTGTTATAATTTTTACGATATAACTTCCGCTCTGATTCCCATCACAGGGTTCCAAGTTTTTTCCGCAATTTTCTTAAAATGTTACCACTTTAAGCCGCAGATTTTACGGTATCCATAACAATGTTGCTATATATCTCATGTGCTTTTTCATCTTTTAATTGTTTTATAACCTTTTTAAAGTCAGACCAACTATTAATAGGAGTTGCCATAACACCTGGGATCGCTAAATAACCAGTCTCAAATGCAAGAAGCAAAGCCTTGTCAAACTTGGAGGCAGTGGATGTTTTGCCGGTTTTCAATTATGTTACCGCAAAGGCTTTTTATCCTTTGCTTCTTACGGTTTCCCGCAAGTTCAGCATATCTTTTCTCACTTATCTAAGCAAGTGTAGTCTCGTGGGAATTTATTTCATTTTATCTATTATTTCTTTAAAATGATTCTTTTTTCTTGCTAAAAATAAAGTACTAGGCGTACTATAAAGAATATTATAAATTTGTTTAGTTGCATTAGTGCTATATTGAATACAATATAATATATGATTATCTTTACGATGTTGTTCTTGAATATTTACCTTTTTAATGCCATATGATTCCAAAACATCAAGAATAAATTCAAGTATTGCAGGTGTAGCACTACACACTTGCCATCGTAAAGCTGTATATTTTTTCTTACCATTTACATTAATAAAATTAACGCTTCCATCTCCGTCAAAATAACCTCTTATATAATCTAAATAATATTTAGAATCAAGTTTATAAGGAGGTTTTAAAACAAAAGTTTTTTTAGGAACAATAGAATATTCAGACAATTTGTCTTTATGTCTTTTACAAGTCCATGCTAATTCGCAGTAATCTAATCCTTGCCTAGAGGTAAAAACTCTAATCTTGTTTTCTATTTCAATTTCTTTTTTGATTCGCTCAAGAATTTCAATATCCACAGCTGATAATCCGATGCTAATTGTATTGTCTCTTTTACTTACATTTCCATCTGCCGCGAGAAATCCTAATATCCAAGCCATATTATAAGATTCAATATCAAAATAATTTTCATTTTTATGTAAAGCTCTATTTTGATTAGAAGCTATTGCGGCTTCAGAATATGTTCTTTTAATAATATTATTATCTTTTAATATTTTATTAAAAGTATTTAAGGAACACTTAGCTTGTTTTTGACAAAATTTAATACCTCTTCTTTTTTCGACATACCAGTATAAGACTTTTTGCTCTTGTTCTTTTGTATATGGAGTTGGCTTATTTCCTCTGTCGAATTTTTTTACTATTTGTTTAGCCTCTTTAGCATTTCTAATATGAATATTATTTTTAGTTAAAATATCTTTTACCTTTTTATAATGAATATTATTAGCTTTGGCCGTATTTTGTTGAGACATTCCTTTATTAACATAATCATTAATTACTTTTTTTTCTAGGTCCTCCATCTAGACAACCACTCCTTGATAAAATGTTTAATATTCCTATGCGTTGCGCGTGGTAATGCTTTTAAACAAAACCTTCCGCTCTGATTCCCATATTTATTAAAAACTTAGGGTTCCAGTTTTTTACTACAATTTAGATAGTCCTTACGACTAAATGCCCAAAACTTTAGGCTCACCATAAAACAAAACTGTATAGCCAGAAAGATCACGGCTAACTTCATGTGGTTTAATATTAAAAATATCAATTGCCATATATAAATTCCTTTCTAATATAAATTTTATTTCAATCTATAGACAGCTACTTACGCAACTGTCTATTCTATCTTTCTATATTAAAAAGCAAATCCATCATCACCAAATGGAACTTCCGCACTAGAAGCAGGAGTTACATTTGTAACACCTTGAGATTGACGCTCTTCATAACGTTTCTTGACATCTGCAAGATGCTCTTCACGATCCGCAAGTAATTTCTGAACTTCATCTACTGTAATAGTTGAAGCATCATCAAATTCCATAGGATTTGAAGCACTACATACTTCCCAAGAGGTGAAAGTTCTTTCGGTTGTGGTTACTGCTGGAACTCCAAAAGCTAAATCTTCATCAGACTCCTTTTGTGTCACAATAGTATTAGTTTTTACTTTACCCCAGATATGAACTAATTTAGGCTCCTTTTGAGTAATTTCCATATCTTCAAATGCCTTAATTCCAGCAGGACTGGAGACAGAAAAAGATGTAGGAACTAATTCATTACGCCAATTGAATACATAACCTTTAAGTTCATAATAATCATCACCATCTTCTACTTCATGGAACATTGCGGTGTTAGCTAAGAACTCTGCTTCAAACTCTGCTGGCTTAGTAATGTTTTGTCCATTATGACGATTGCAGAAACTACCACCGAGACGACGAACACTTACCATTTCACCATTGCGGTTAACCCAGTCGTTAACTTCAATATCGCCACTAATACGTACTTTTATAGCGTCTCTGCCATCTGTCTGATATGTTTTACCAGATTGAATAATTTCTTGCAAAAGTTTATAAGTATCAGCTTTATTACCACTGTCAGGTATATAACCAAAATAAACTTTTACTACATTTGTACCATCTTCAGAAGTTGCTACGCTCAATTCGCCACTAATGTAATTATCGCCAGTCTTAGCTGATGTGCGCTCTCGTAGATTATGGTCAAAAACATAGCCTTGAACTTCTGCTTTGTTAATCCACTTGTTTTTCACTTTTTCTCCTTTTATATCTTTTACATTTCTTTTCTAGGATATTTACCGCAACTATATTCTTCAGTACAATATCCATAAATTTCACACTTAGGTTTAAATAACATACTACATAATTCTGCCCATTCCTCACTATATTCAGAAAGAGCATTTACCAAATCTTTCATTAATTTTCTATATTCGTGATAAGCTCTAGTACACATTCTTACTTGTGACATTTCAGCTAGATTACGTGCATTTTTCTTTCCTGTAACTATTGTTTCCAAACCAAGAGGAAGAACTAATGAAGCATCTTCCGCCGCAATCCCTAATACTAATAATTCTTCATATGTTTGAAGAATTGATTTCATTTCTGCATCATATAGTTGATTTGCTTTTTCATTATTTTTGATCGCGGGAGGTGTAACAAATTTAAAATTATCTTTATCATAACTAACATATCTTGTTGAATCTTGAATAAGACTTAATCCATCTCCAACATGCCGCATAAATTCTCTCATGGTTTTAATAGTATAACCATCTAAGGTTAAATAAACATCAGGAAATTCTAAAGTTCTATGGTGTCCAGACTTTATACAATTAATACCACGCTTATAATTCTTTTCATCATCTGATGTGTTAGAATGATAAGCTACTCCCGCCATCTTACCAATAAGTGTTATTGGCTTTTGGGTGGTCTCTGGCAAAATGATTACTTGTGACATATAAGATTTCCTTTAATTAATATTATATACTATCATTGTAGTACTTGTCAAGTAGTTCTTTAGACCAGTCTATAAAAGATTTTAGTTCAGAATCATCTAAGCAAGATTCATAAACTCTCTCTAACTCTCCTAATGTTAAAATATATCTTTTAGTTAATAAATTATCTTCTTCTTTTATAACTGCGCAAAGAGTACCTTTATTAAAAAGTTTTTCATGAAAATATTTAGGAGCAGTTAGTGTAAAATGAACATTAATATATGTTGCTCCTTCTTCAAGACCAAATTCTTCCCAATAAGGAACTTCTTCAATCTCAACATCATATATTTCCACTATACTGCTCCTTTACATTATTCCGCACCTGATTGACTATTATATCCATACTCTACAGATTGATATAAATCAATATAATATTTTTCTTTTCTGTTTAATTCTTCTTCAGGTGCTGCTTCCAATAGCTCAAAAGTAAAATTCTCTAATCCATCTTTAACCATTGCCGCATATAATTTATTATTAACAGGTCTATCTAAATTACAACCGCATTTACAGTGATTAGTAAAACGTTCTTGAACGTTCTTAGCTTGTCCAATATATATCTTATCATTTAAAATATTTGTAATCTTATAAATACCGCACACTTTTTCCTTACCTAATATCATAGGGAACTTTACCTTTGCTATTGGTTGGAAGTAAGTTTGCCATATTAATTTTGCTATGATGCGGGGATTAGAAAAATGAGATTCAATTTCTCTTAATAATTTAATATCAGATATATCATTATCAGAAATGTTCAATCTATAAAAATCTTGATTAGCTTTTTCTTCCTCTTCTTTTCTCCACGCTTCTATAATGGACGCTCTAGTAGTTTTTAGAGAATTTAATTCTTTTTCTATATTATCTATATCTACTTTTAATTCTTCCATGCGGGAATCATAATCTTGTTGGGCTTGATTATATTCAATTTTAAGAGAATCATTTTTATATTGAAATTCTTTCTCAAGATTTTTAATATTATCTGCACTATTTTCAATAGTCAATCTAAGATTATCAAGAGTATATAACTTATCTTTTTCAATAAGTTCATAATTATGTATGCGCTCTTCCGCATATTTGATACTATCATCTAAACTTTGAACATATTGTTCTTTAGAAGATGTATCTATTTCCTTTAACTTGAGAGCTTCTTTTAGTTTGTAGACAAGTAATCCACAAATAATAGCTAACATACCTATAACTATTATTAAAATTACATTCATATAAATTTCTGCGGGCAGCCTATTACCATGCTAAACTGCCCTTGCCTTCCCAAACTATTTATTAGTCCTCTGGAACTTCAATTGTTGCACCTGGGTCTACGTCATAACCTTCATCTGTTAGAGTAATGACCTTTTTCTCAATACCTTCTACGACAATGCGCTGTACATAACCTTGTCGAGAAAGAACTGTAGCTGCGCCATTTACACTCTTAGTAGGAAGTCCTGTACCTTCCGCAATGTCATCGGCAGTATAATCCTCATTAGGATGTGCTTGAAGGAATCGAAGGATGATTTGAGACTTTTCCTTAAATAGTGGTTTTGTTGCCATAGTTTTTCTCCTTTTCTATCATATAATTATATAATTACTATAGCTAAATAGAGTTTCTTTCTCTATCTTTTTTGTAGAAATATTATAACATATAAAAATTATTTTGTCTATATATTTATTTAAGCATTTATGAAAAAATTTCAGATAATTTACAATCTTTAGCATCCTTATCATCGCGCACTCTAATAAGATATGGGTGCCGCAATGTTTGATCTTCTGTTGTTAACATACAAGCAACTTCAGCAACATAGCCAATATAATTACTAGGATTAGTTGCAACATCAGCTCTAAGTTCATCAGTGAACCCTGACGCCACTCTTCCAACTTCAACCAAATTTTGTTCATCATCATAAGCTCCAATTTTAAAAGCATTTTTCCAACCATAGTAATATGGTTTAGTTACAGCAATAGAATTTTCAGTTTTTGCGGGAACAGGTACAAGTTTACCATCTACCCACTCTGCCCAATACTTCCAAGTATTAATTTCCTTGCCATTATACTCTACTTCTGGGTCTAAAATATCCATGATAACAAAATCTAAGCTATCTACATGTTGTTTTAATTTGAAGCTAGTCATTGGCCTTTTATCAGGTTTATATGTACCTTCCGCATCCTTTAATACTAAACCTTCTCCACCTTGTTCTAAGATTTCAGATAATTTAGTTTGTAAAGTTTCTTCACTATCAATATTAAAATTATGACCAAAATAAATAGGATAACTCAAACAGTCTTTATTAAAAGCTACATGACTATATCTTTCTTTAAAGCCTTTATCAATTAAATCTTCTCCATTCCATTTAAGGCAATCAAAGATATAATATGAGATATTTCCTTGTTCCTTTTGGCGTTGAATAGCTTTATCAGGTAAACAACCCATAATTTTAGTAGCGTCATTGCTCTTACCGCCTGGAACATAAATCTCTCCCAAGAGGATAGAATCATTAGGTAAGAATTTATCTGCCCACTCTCTAACGTGCGGAACATTATCTATTCTATTTACATATTCACCATTTTTCTTTGAGACTGTGCGGGAAAACAATCCTACATCTCCCGCACTATTTTTAACTAATTGGAAAAATGCACCATCATATTTGACTTGAGCAATCCATTTTCCACTATTAGCTGCTTCTCTTACTTTATCATCAGATAATTTATTATGATACTTCATAGGGTGAATAACAAAGAAATCTCCGCACCACATTCCTAAATTGTCCATATTATCAATCCTAACATAACATTTTCATTTACTTATATATTATAACATAATTATTGTTAATATGTCCATAAAAATGTTATAACAATTTATACTTTTTCTATAGTTATAGGTGCGGAATATTTTACTCCTTTGCCACCGCGTCCTTGAAGATTTATGTCTACAGATTCACCATTAATATATATCTTTTTTCTTCCTTTTGGCTGGACAATTACATCTATTACATCCACGCCATCGTCTAGTTTTATAGCTTTGACACCCTTAGATGTTTTACCAGTAGTGTTAACTTGTTCAAGATCAAATGATATAACATGTCCATCACTTGCGGC